GTTTGAATTCTCTAAGGGCCTCTGCAAATATATCCAAGGGGGAAAACCCAGAGAAGGGATGGCGCAACTGAGAAAATGGGAGGACTCTACCCCACCCCTGTTCCTCATAATCTTGACGGCTCACCATAAATCCCTGATCAAAACGGCCCCAACCCGGCTTGTACTTGCTTCCTCTATTCAAACGAGTATAGTTTTCAGGACTAACAAATGCCCAGTCTCCAATAAGACCTTCGATATAGAAGACCATCCAGTGTAGAGGTTCAGTATCATTAGAATCCACTTCTCCTGAAGGATCATAACCAAGAAAGTCTTTATCTCCTAATCTAATCGTAATCCTACCCCCCGCTACGACAAAATTTCGTGCCAAATCTTCCTCCAGCTTGTTTAAAAACTCTGCTCTCCAATTACCAGGGTTTGTAGGATCTTCTGGAAGCATATCTGCTCTCTCTGCTAGACTATCAAAACCAACCATAATTCTCTCTATCAGAAAAGGAACAGCTTCCTTTTTTAAGACGCCAACTATATTCTTTTGGATTAGATTCTGTTTCTTTTGAAGAACACTCTTCAGCTTAGAGATATCTATGTTAGCTTTAATTTTGAATCCAACCATTATCTGCCTTGTAAGCGACCACTTAGCACATCAGCCTCAGTCGGCCCCTTGATTCTACGTCTAACCTTATCTTCTCTCCTCTGCTTATCGGTGCCCCCAAATTTAGCGGAAGTTCTTTGTCCAACTTCCGTAGTCTGAAGAACCATTTCAGTAACTGCTTCTTCTCCTCCTAAACCCCTAACAAACGGGGGTGTAAATTTCTCACACTTAACATTATTGTGAACAATAAAAACCTCATTATTTAAAAGCAATTCATAATTGCAGGCTAAAGTCTTTACTACAAGAAAGTTGACTCCCTCTTTTCCTGCTGGAAGATCTAAGAAACGTCCGCCTCGTTCATCTCTACCTATAAAGTTGATCATAGCTGGGATACATATTTCTTTCGTTGTGAATAGCTGCCCCTCTCCAATACAAACAGGGCAACGGCCTTCGGTAAATGAAACTGGACTAATCACTCTTTCCTGATCTGTGCTGGAGAAAATAGTCAGGGGTACAGTGAAGGAGGATTGAAATACGTTAGAAGACTTCTTGTTGATAGAATCCCATATACAGTTAGGACAATCCACAAACAAGGGGCTCTCCTGAAGAATACGTAGAGGTTGAGACAAATCCAACACAAGTCGTTGGGTAATCTTCTTGAACTGCTTCTTCACACTGTTAGGGATTAGTTGCTTGGGCATTAGTCTAACCTAACCCCCTCCAGACCGTAGGACGCATTGAAGCGAGCGCACTCAATTAGATCCTTAATCTTTTGCTTCAGATCTGAGAGATCTTCGGTTCGGGCCTGGATGGCTCTAGTATTGCTGAAAGAAGTATCTCCATCCCTAATCTCTACCGCACCGGTAGCAAAGTCTCTAACTTCTCCTTCTAAAAGAAGGATGGATGCCTGCATAATCAACATCTCAGTAGTAATCTGGCCAGCGGCCAGGCCGCAGGATACCAGTAAGTTCCCGGACCTATCATAAGCCAGCAAAATTTCTCTGTCGGAGAAACGGAAATGATTGTAAAATATATCTAGAGATCCTGTGATACAGGCTTGGACACCACTAAAGGTCAAAAACCGGTAGCCAAGCACCTGGGGATCAGTGATACTAGTTTTCTCTTCACCGTTAATGACAACCCTTTGAGGCCAACCCTTGAACTCTAACAACTCCCAAGTCTTTTTATCAGAAGAAACCTGAGAAGCACAAGCAAATTGGGAATTAGAGTCTGTGGGATCATAAAAATCTCTCTCAATAATACCAAAATCTCCGAGAGTAACTCTAATAGACTCTACAATCTCTCTGTCTTGCTCAGAGAGAGCTATCTCTGGAGGATAAGATGCGGTAGTAGTCGGAGCTGTATACTCAGAAAAGATACCTGTCTCTTGGCCCAACTCAGAGAAGACACTACTAACCATACTGGTACTATTGAAGTACTGGGCCTTGTAGTATTTTGCCGCAGAAGTTGCGGTATCTAGAAAGGTATATCCCCCAGCAGCAGATAACGTAATAGTGGTTAGAGTGGTAAATGGACCATTAGCCGAGGGCGCTTTAAAGATCAAGAGTTGATCAAACACGGCCTCTACCGCAGTAACAGACCTGACTGTTATTGTAAGAAGACCGTTAAGGATCGATGTTATTTCTGGTTTGAGCACGGAAGTCATCGATTAGGCCCCCTCCTCAGTATACCTGCTCCAGTCTCTTAACTATATGCCTCATGTGCTGTTCTTTGTTAGCAAAGTGCTTGGTAAGATTAAGAGCCTTCTTCAATACTACTCGGTCCTTGGTCTTTTCAATCAAGGCCCTCGCCTGATCATACGGCGCCTCTATAATTGCTGAGGGAGTAATATTTCTACCCGTTACATCATAAGTCTCTGCAGAGTCTCGGCGCAGGGCACGCCCTGCTCCGGGGGCATCCTTCTCTTTCTTGGAAGAAGTAGCAGAATTCTGAGCCTTAGTACGCTTCTTAGATGCTGCTTTCTTAGTATTGGGAGCAGCCAAAAGCTTTCCCTCTTCCTCATAATATCCCCAGGATCCGCGACGAAAGACGTTGGTCTTAATCCACTCTATAAACTCAGGACCCTCTTCCAAACCGCTCTTCTCGCCTACACTCTTGTAAATATCATCAAGCATAACCCTACCTGCTGGTGTAATCTGACGCTGGCAAATAAAGTAAGCTTGGGTTCCTTCGTTTTTTACGTATCCTCGCATAATAACTCCTTTACTGCTTTATGGTATTCGCATACCGTTGGTCGTAATACTTGTCCGTATACTTGTCAATCACATTATGAAGTATGTTGGCTAGGCGGTGAACCACTAGGGCCATAAGTCCTAGGTCTAACCAATGGTTCCCAGTCAAAGGGTAAGATGTATCGATCAAAAGCACAACGGTTGCGGCTGCCCACACGGAAAAACAGTAACCGCAACTGAAAAGCTTTCTAAACCAATCGCCCAGCATAAAAAACACATTCCGCACAGGCTTGAAAATTTCCGACTTGATAACTAACTCTGTCAACCCCTCGGTCAGGATGACCGCCATCAATACTTGAATCAAAAGATAAAACAACATAACTTCTCCTTACTGATAGATTACTGTCACATCCGCTGTACCAGATAGATCCCCGGTCAGACCTGTCAAAGTTACTCCATACTCATAAGTTCCACCAACATTACAGTCTATAACAGCAATAACCTCTCCTGCAGCTGTAGCTCCCTCGTAGAGGGTAAGAGTTTGGGCTGTTACGTCATTAACTACTACTCTATGTAGCTTAGCTTCGCCATCTCGATTAATAGCAGAGCCCGTGGTCATGTGAGCATAACGAGTGCCTTCTTCATATCTATTATTTGTGAGGGACATTTATTTCTCCTTGATGCTGGACTCCGGAAACAGGGCGGGGAGACCTTGTTTAGCCGCGGACTAACCGGAGCCCAGCTGATTGTTCCGACATAATAAAAAGCCGGAAGGGGTAGCAAGACCCATACCGGCAACTTGATCCCCTTAAACTTGTTCCCAAAGGGAGAGGACATTACGTCCCCTCCCTCGGGATGTAATGAGATTACGATCGGTCGATAACGCCCAGTTGAACCATTCGAGAATCGAGAAGTGCGAAACCAACTTCCTCCCAGCCGAAGAAACCTTGCTTCTGCTGTCGGAGTAATGTTGGATCGTCGTGTGCCTCATATTCCTTTCGAATAGGCATAACGAGGGAGTCGTTAACGGAAAGATCGAATCCCCATACCTGAGTCTCACCAGCGGTAGTGACGTTACCATTAGCGTCAACAGTGTTAACGTTAGTAGGTGTATAGTCATTGAAATCTCCGCCGCCATCAACCTGGAAGATACCAAAAGTAGCGCCGTTCTGGTTGATGTTAAATCGACCAGTAGCACCAAGCTGGAATACTTCATGTAGATTGATGTTCCAAATTCGACCCATACCAGCAGCCTGGAAAATCTCTCGGCGAGTGACCGGGTCAACCTGAGTGTCAGTCCACTCACGTACGTCAGCGGCATCTTCAGGGGAAATATAGAGATCAGTTAGGGATCGGCGAACTCTCTTCATACCGACCATCATCAGGTTGATTAGCTCCTTAGAAAGGAACTTCTCACCGGTAGCACCGGCAGGAACCTGGAAAATAGGCGCGTTACGGGATCCGATTAGACCCTGACCAGCGAAGTTGGTCGTTCCACCAGGAACGATTACTCGCCAACCCGACTCTTCCTCGAAGTCAGCAATTGCGCGTGCAGCGTTTCGAGCAGCCCTCTCGGGAATGTCGATTCGCGAATCTCGGGCGTAAGTTACCTTCCAATCCGCAGATACGGAAATGGAGAAGGTAGGGACATATACTTCCTCACCAACGCCTTCGATGAAGTTCTGTGCGATATATCCGAGACCGGGCAGTACGAATACTGGGACCTCGAAATCGTCAGCAACCGGATATACGGCCTGAGCACCAGGGGCGAGCCGCTCAACAGCAAAGAGCTGCCGCATAATAGATGCGTCTCTAATTTCCTGGAGAATGGGCACCGTTAGTGCCTGTGCGAAGGCCTTATATGCTTCGACGCCCTCAGGAGAGTCGAATGCAGCAGTTGCGTGAAACAATTCAGCAAGCTTTTGCTTGTCCATGACTTTTCCTCCTTAGGGGTTATATGAGAAGCTTCATTCGAAGCTTATCACCTGCAGCAACAGCTGCTGCATTTAGTGTATTCTGTGCAACGGCAATAACTGTTGCATTAACTTCATTTACGCCTGTCGGCGTGACTGCACCGTTGGCGGCAACAGTCAAGTTGTCACCAGCAGCAAATGTAGTAGCAGTGTTATAGAAAGTGGTATCGTAGAGTCCAAGGTGAGCAACCGCTACGGGGTCTCCCGTAAATGCGTCGGAGCTTCCTAGATCACCAGGAAGTCGGAACCCAGTTGGGTGTGCGGAGGACTCGGCCTTGACGTTTTGCATCAAGAAGCCATACGGCTTATTAGTATTGCCGCTCGTTGAACCACTTACACATGCAACTAGCTGGTCACCCGACAACCAAACAACACAACCTGCGGTCTCAGTACCATTGCCCTGGGACGTATCATGTACCAGGAACTGATTCTGAACAACAGGATCACGTGGGATGAACACCATGTGTCAGTACCTCCTTATTAGGACTTGTTTTCGCCGCGCTTGGCAGCGTAGTAATCCTCCCATGCTTGGGTCATCTCTTCCTTCAGGCTCGCGCTGGGGCGAATTTCCTGATCCATAGATCGACTAATAGCCTCTCCCAAAGACATCTTCTGAGAAGCGGTCTCCTTCTTTGGCTCTTCTGTCGTCTCCTTAGAAGCTTCCTCAGAGTTATCCTCTGGGGTCTCTTCCTTTGTAGCTTCGGTGCGTCGGTTATTGCTAACTTCTGCTACCTTTTGTGCTACCTCGTTGACGAGAGAAATACATTTGGAGTCGGCAGGGTCACAACCAAGGCTCTTAGAAATCTCAGCGATTTCCTGAGCGGATAGTTCTGCAACCTCGATCTCTTCATCTCCATCTTCTTCTGAAGCGGAGGCGTACTTGCTCTTTAGAGCAACAAGCTCGCTCTTATAGGACGCGAAGTCCTCATCCGACATGTCTCGGACCTTTGAGTACTGTGCCTCAGCGGCTTCCTCATCCAGAGATACTCCGGACTCAGCAAGCTCAGCCATTCGGCTAGCAGCGGTCTCTTCGCGAGCGAGGGTATCTAAGGCAGCTTGGGCCACCTCAGCACGTTGTTTCCATGTTTCGAGTTCTTTCTCTAGCTCCACGATTGCCTCGTTAGCGGCGACCTCGGCATCAGTTGCCTCAGAGCTGTCGAGATTAGCAAGGGCATCTTCGTATTCCTTAAGCTTAGCATCCTTTGCCTCTAGGGATGCGCGTAGGGTTTCGAAGGTTTCCTTAGCCTCTTTGAGAGCGGACTCAGCCTCTACACGAGCCTGTGCCTCTTCTCTGGAGGAAAGAAGTCTCTCGACCTCAGCTTGTACAGCTGCATTGAACTCTTCTTTGTTGAATTCGCTCATATCGGTTTTCCTCCTTATCAGGATTTTAGTTTGATAGTCGTCCCCCGACGATTTCAAACGAGTGTGCTCTTTGCGTCACACTTCCTCTCATCTACTCCGTAGCCGTTTCCTTCACTAAATGTAGTGAACACATTAATTATACAATTCTAATTCTAACATCACCGGAATTGTGATAAAGTTCTCCAACGGCAACACCACCACTGGCGGCATTAGAATCGTTAGAAAAATCTAGGTCGGTGAGCGCTAGACCAGTAATTGGTCCCTTATCTTCCAATCCCAACTTACCTTTATCACGGAATAAGGTTCCAGATGCGGTGATGAAAGTTCTCTGAATATCTGGCTTTGCCATGATTAGCATTCCTCCTTATTCTGATTTTTCCTTGTAAAAATCAGCTGATCTTTATAACTAACGTTTTACCAGGGCATCTAGAGCCCCGGCAAGGCCTATTTCATCATGTTTCAGAAAGCAGCAAGTAGCTCCCGCATTCATCATATCATTGTTACGAAGATCACTCGCTGAGAATCCAATGATATGCGCTTTCTTTTTCTCTGGTTCGGCTTTTTCAAGTGTTCGACGATAAGCCACAAGGTCTGCCCCATGTTCAAAACAAGACTCTCCTCTTTCCACACCTGGCATGCCTAAATAATAATCCATCAAAATTGCATCCCAATCTTGCTCCAAAGCATCTAGAGCAGGAGGGATTGTCTTCACATTTATGAATTCAAAATTCTCCATTGAAAGTATCTTTGCAAGTTCTTTCATCACAAAGTCATACGATACTTTCATGTCTTCAACTACTAAAATTCTCAAGACCATGTTAAGTAAACTTAATCTGTAGGTCACCATTGAGATGATAAAACTCACCAACTTCCACACCCCCGTTACCTGCAGCTACGTCACTAGTAAAGTTTCGTTCTACGAGATCGGGGCCGGTAACAGCGCCCAGGTCGTCCAGACCTAGCTTTCCCTTGAGACGAAATAAGGTTCCAGAAGCAGTGATGAAAGTCGCTTGGATATCTGGCTTTGCCATTTTAGATTCTCCTTAGTCTGATTTCCTTGTAAGGATCAGCTGATCTTTCGTAACGTAAACTTCTCCAAATTTGGATTGCAGTTTGGATAAGAATACAGCTGTGTCATTTTCCTTCAGAATTTCTACAGCCTTCTCAACCGCAACCTCGCGATCTAAACCTACCTCAATTACATCAGGACCAGATCCCACAAAAAGTACAAATCCTCCTACCTTTTCTCGTTGTGAGGATGGTTCTAAAGCCTGTGCAGTCTTAAAAGCATCCATCTTCTTCTTATATCTAATAACCTTGTTCGAAGTTATGACTGAGGAGGCCTCAATTGGCTCACTAATTATTCTGAAGTTTTTTTTTCGGCCGCAACAAAAGATCGAAGAGAATTTCTAAGTTCCTCTGCTTCTGATCGGATCCTGGTTACCTGATCATGTCTCTCAGAATGAACGCTTGCTGCGTCCTTGGACAAGACTGGGGTGTTCAGGACAGTTACGAATGTATTTCCCGGGGCATCATCAACATGTTCTCTCACCGTCTTGGTAAGAGTATTGTCTTCCTCATCCCGAGTAGTTCTATTCCTGGCATTCCTTAAACACTCAGGTGCCTTTGAAGTGGCACCAATAACGGGACAAGCCTCTTCAAATAGAGCACACCAGTGCTCATGTACGACCTGACCTTCTGACTGGTCAAGCGCATTAAACTTAGTAACTCTCTTTTTGAAGCTCTTACAAACACTGTCTGGGAAGGAGGATATTGATCCAGGACCACCAATACCGGGGCCTGTCCAACGTAGAGCTGCATCCTCCTTGCCTCCAACAGTTAAGACTCTTTTAATTCCACCAGTTTCCTTGTCCAACTCTACATAGATCTGGTCTTGTACTTCCATATCTCCCTCTTCGGATATCACTTTAACTTGGGCTGCAATTTCTTCCTGGGGTATTTCTTCCTTGCTGGAAGAAAGTTCAACTTTATGTCCTCGTAAATTATCTATCTGTTCTAGATCCACAACTTGCTCACCCCTTTCCATTTGCTCTCGATGAGACGCAGTCTCCATGATAATGGAGTGAGGATTGGCAGGGTTCTTTACGATTCCCATCCCACTGAAGGTAATGTTTCGTAGAACTCTAGAAACAAAATGCTTACCTAAGGCTTTCTGGCCCGCCATCACTTTAACAAAACCGCCCACAAGATCATCAGGATTGTAGCCCAACGACTGGGCTTCATCTCTAGTAATAATCTGTTCTCCGACCTTAATGTCGAAATCCTTGAAGTAACACTCCATGCTTACCTTCCAATCCCCACCTGAGATTTCTTCTGCTAATTCAGGGAAACGCATCTTGTGGATAATACCTGCGGCCAAGATATCTATATCCAAACTGTCTGGATCTCGAGCGGTTTCCTCGAACTCTGCCATAATCTTTGTGGGGTCAAACTGCTCCCCATCCTTGAACAGAAAGGCGCATTCATAAATGTGTCCAATTACTTTATCTTCGGCATGTTCAATGTCAATGGCTTTATTGACGACGGTATTATGGGCTCTCATCATCTCGGAGGGGAGAAAATGGGCTCCGTTCTTATTAGTCCCTGCTGAAACTAGAATAGAACGAATATACTGAAGATCTCCCTGTTTTTCCTCGGGAAAAGATAGGACAGACGCCTTCTCTAGAGCGGCTGATTCCACTTCCTCCTGGACCTGGATAGGCGCGTATACCCTAACCTTATTATCTTCTACCATTATTCTCCTCCTAAACTAGAGCAGTGGGTTCTGGTACTGCCACTGCTTTCTCTTCTGAGTTTTTATCACTGTCGTTTAGTAACTTATACAACTTATCTAAATTCTTCAAAGTTTTTACTTTGCAGGCCTTCTGTTCCTGCTTAAGCTCTACTACTTGGGCTTCCATCGTTTCGATGTTTTGCATTGGATTTCTATCCCCCATTGTTCTTTCTAAAAACCTTGATGAGAAGATCAATTGATTGGTCAAGCTTGTGAGCCAATTCTTCATAATCTTCCTTACTCTCAGAAACATCTTCAACTCTTTTTTCGTAGAGCTTAACTATTTCATCCTGCTTCTTTTGATTCAAACGAAACAGATACACGATAACGACCACTTCTACTACTTCAATAAGAGCCAGCAGGCCATAATCTTTGAACACTAGCTGTAGGAAATCCCACATTGGCCTTAGCCTCCCCTTATTGCTTTAGTCGTGATCTACATATAGCTATCGCGGCACTCTTAATGCTTTGGTCTTTAAAGGTTTTCTTACTCTTTCTCAAACGAGATTTAACATCTTGAATACAACGTTCCATCTTATCTGTTGGTTTGAATGGTGCTGCATTCTCATTAATCTCTCTGAGCAGATCGGTGGCTGTGATCCGCTTCTTCTTTTTTGGCTTCTTAGGCCTCAACTCTTTAGGCACATCTGATAATCTGCCTGTAAAATCAGTGCCGTTATGGGAGGCCTGGTCTATAGCACTCGCAGGGACGCACATATTGAGTTCTTCATCTAATACCCACCCATCGGGGCATTCCAATGTACCAACGGGGTCAGCCCCCTCAACATTAACGAGGGGAATACATGATCCAGACTTAGGATCAAAGACTTCCTGGGGTTGGCACAGCGGATGAAACTCCTCTGGATTAGTTATCTGACCTTCTTCAGTCCATCCGCTTAGGATTTTTTTTCAATTCTCTCCGCCACGATTTCGCGGGCGTGGAATAGAAGATGGTCGATGCCGTCCTCAATCGCTTTGTCAGAGAATTCCTTGACTGCGGTTGCGCGGAACAGAGAATTTCGTAGTCTAGCTACATCTACAGAAGCAGTGTCGTACGGATCTACAACATCCGACTTGTGATGCATGAGGCTACGGTGACTGTCACTTACTAGAGAAGGCGGGAAAGCCGCGTTAGGTAGTTCCTTTGCAAGAACCTTGCTCTTCTCCTGCTCGCCGAGTCCCTTGATGATATCATCGAGGACCTGAATGATCTGAGCAGTTGTAAGCTCATCCGCTACGGACTTAGGATTCTGAGGGCTTGCGCCGGAAGGTCGATCCTTGTCCATAGAGTCAATTGGTCGGCAAACCTTACTCTTAGCGTCCCAAGCAGTATTGGGCGGGCAGTCCGTAGGGTGCTGTACCTTCCCTGCAGGAGGAGGAGTTAATCCTTCTCTATTCTGAGGCTTGGCATCTGCATCTTCCTGCGTACTCTTACCCTTAAAGGCACCCTTTCCAGGCATGCACTTCTTAGTGACGGGATTCATGAACTGGCCTTCAGGACAGCCGGGGCCTCCCTTGTTGCCAGGGCCATTTGTGGTGGTCGTGCCAGGGTGCACGGCGCCATCTTCTTCTTCAGACTTGCTCTTCTTGGTAAACGGTACGAATCCCTTCTTCTTCTTACCATTCTTGTCGTCGCCGTCCTTACCGTTCTTCTTCTTCTCCTGAATCTTCTTGATGAAGTCTGGTAGGGCAGCTTCCTCTTCTTCAGCAGACTTAGTCTTCTTGCTGCTGTCTAGAGGAATGCACACGTTTCTGTCCTTATTCCAAATCGTGCCCGCAGGACAGTCAATAGGAAGTCGAACAGGGCGTCCTTCAGGCTGAGCGGTTAGGTCTCGTTCAGCAGCCTTATCCGTGGTAGACCCCGGCTTTTGGGAAGGGTCTAGCGGAAGGCAGCGCCGGTTGGTAAAATCAAAGAACCAACCTGAAGGGCAATTGAACCCAACTGTGTCTCTGCGCCCATCTGGCTGCAACGCAACGATATCCTCATGTCCATTTGCTGCGATCTCTTTGACAAATCCGGAAACCTTAGTGCAGCGTAGGGCTGCGGAATCCCAATTCATACCGGGAGGGCAGGGGCCTTGACCCTGAGCTTCTGCCCGGTAGGTCTCAATTCTATCTTCAGTTGTCTTATTATCCATTGTGATTAGCTCCTGTACCACGGCGGCAAACTCTTCAACAGTGTCTGCCTTGCCAAAGTTTTGAACTTCTATGCTACAAGCCTTAGCTCGGGCCATAATCTTCCGGCGAAGAGTTGCCTTCTCACCAGAGGTTAGTCCCTTACCTTGGTTAAAGCGGGCCATCGCGTTGCGTACGCGGGCGCAGGTGTCTAGAGGAAACTTCCTCTTTCCGGGGACGCCAAAGGCGCTATCGGGAAGAGCAGATCTCTGACCGCCCTTGAGCGGTGCTGCGGTCTCGTCGCTTCCGAAATCATCAAGCTTTTCTACACGATGTTCCTCAGGTACAGCAACTCCAGGGTGCTGGGAAGTATATGTGATATCTCCCGCTGTCTCTGTACGGGGAACAACATTGAACTTCTTGACCTCATGACTGTGCGGGTGCATGTGCCCTGCTACGGACGTAACCCCATTACCCTCCATATCTAGCGTTGCCACATGCTTGTGGCCATCCACTGGGTCTGGAGAAGTCATTGCGAGCCTAGCAAAGGTAGCCACCGCCTGCTTAAACTCGTCGCTGAAATCAGTGGATGCTAATACAGTATCCTTGTTCAGCGGAATACACTCTCTCAACTTACGATCAAAGAACATATTGGTAGGACACTCAAAGTTAACAGTATCCTTACGTCCCTCTGGATCTAGGGCAATAACCTCTTCGTGGCCGTTTTTCGCATCTTCAATATATTCACCTTCTTCAGTCATGGCGAATTCGTCATCATTCTCCTTGTCTGCGTCTTCCAGAGAAACACATCGTCTCTGGATAAAAGAAAAAGTTGTGCCTTCAGCACAACTCTCTGGTTCATCCATATCGTCTGCGTCAACCGCTGTCTCTTGCGAACTGGCAAAGGTGGTATTAGTCTTATCAACTTCACCCCTCCACTCCGGACCATAGTCAACGTTTAGACTTCGTGTAAATGCGGTATGGTCGGTAGGTCCAATCGGCAAGCATCGTCCGCTGCCCGGATCTTTGCGATGCCCTTCTGGACAATCTTCGCCTACGACCACAGCTAACCCTCTCAACTCTTCGAGAAAGCTCTGGACGTCAACGTTCTTGTCTACGTTCTTTTCAGTCATGGTATTTCTATACCTCCTACGCAGATTTTATCCTAACTATTGTTAGGCTGGCGTGGCTTAGTGTTTGGTTTTGTGGACTTCTGACGAGGCTTACCTTTACCCCCTGTTCGGGGACGGCCCTCGCTCGGAGTACCCACTGGGGTTCTCTGAATCTTCTGAACTTGCTTTGTAACCAGATCAGTAATGTTCTTCTGGAAATCCTTAAGATCCTTCTGGGTAACCGTAGTAGGCTTACCTCCAGGTGTGGTGTCCTGAGTAGGTACGGGCCCCTGCGGGGGAAGAGCCTTTGGATTGTAAGGCGAACCAATAATACCAAGGGTGCCGTCTTGAACCAAGGGCTTCTCTTGGATGAAGTTAGCAAGCTCATTGCTGAAGTCCATACCCAGCTTCTCAATACCAGTCTCATAAGACAGAATACGTCGATCTATCATTCCCTGAATAACGCTCATCATCATAATCTCATCCTTGAGAGCGTTCTCGTCGAAGCGGACCTGGGGATAACGACTAAATCCCATCGCCAAAGCCACTTCTTCATATTCATGATCTATCCATCTCTTTACGCAGCGCCGGGCATAATTCACTTCCTCAGCAAAACCTTTAAGAGATGCTTCTACGGACTTGGCATTAGCCTGAAGTTTTCCATCTACCAATGCTCGGGTAACTCCCATAGCCTGACTCAGATCATCGTTAACCTGCTCAAACTTATCAACACCTAAAATTTGAGAAATCTCAGGGAAAGTAATCTTTTCAACCTGAAGAGTATGGTTCCATACAATATCAAAACTCTTACTTGCAGTATCAAACAGCCTAGCTACTGTCTCTAACTCCGCTTGACTGGTTACAGGGTGTTCGTCATTACCAATAGTGATCTTAAGAATGTAATTGGTAATACCATCTAAGGTAGAATAGTCTGCCTTCTTGAGTTCATCCTTGTAATTCATATCGTCAAACATGCGCGCGGCCTTAGGCTGAGGATATCTCTCATAATCCATTCGACGATAGTCACATTTACCTACCAACTCAGGAGGTAGTTTAACAGGCTTATTTTTCTTGATCGCATCTTTTAGGTCTCGGGGCAGACTAGTTATAAACTTCCTTTGTTCTGGGCTAGCCTTAGCTGGGTTTTTTAACAGCGCTGCTATCTCCTTAAAAGCCTCTGGCTTTAGGAAGGTTTCTGTCTGGTCAAAGAGTAGGGAACCTTTAATATCCACGAGTGTGGGATTTAGGAGGGTATACTTAAGAGGTACAAAAGACTTAGACCAAATCTTTTTGGCGGCGGCAACATCTCTATACGCTATTAACTTCTTCATCTGATCAGAAGTGTCAAAGCGATTTGCTTGGGCCTTACGTCTTACAGCACCATCAAAATTTTCTGGCTTCAACTTGGGATCAAACTTACCTACAAGCTTGAAGGTACGGACCATTCCGACTCTAAAGAAGTCAAAGAAAATCTTCTCAACGGTCTCTTGAAAAGCAATTTCGGACGTCCAGGTATCATAAAAAAGCTTGATATCTTCGTCATCAATATCATTCTTGTATCCCTTGGCTGCAAAATTAGAAAGGGTATCAACCCAGGTACCGTACGGGCCCTTAGCCTTATAAAAATCAATAGCACTCTGAAAGATCTGCGCAGGCTTGGCCCTGGTAACCGAGGGCTTACCAACTAAGAGGTCGAGGTCTACCCGACGGGTAAAGTCTCGGGTAATAACCCTACCACCCTCATGGAATCTTAGAGGGTTCTGATCCCCACGTTGGGGGTCTAAATAAGCCAGTTCAACTGCAGGTCTGCCTTTTGGGCCAACATCTATTTCCATTTCGTGTACACCAGGCTTTACTTCCTGGTGGGAGAGAACTTTGGAGTTGTCCAAATTCTCATTAATATTGTCCTTTACTTCTTTAGACATTCGTCTCTCCTATTGCTTGTTTACAGGCCTGTTGGACGTTCTTCCGGGCACCTTACCTTTGTTCTTGGGTTTTAATACTGCGGCAGAACTGGTTATCACTTTTCTGCCTTTGAAAGTTTGAGCTAACATTCTTTGTCTATACCCTTCCGGGTCTTGTGCCATTTCCAATTTATCACGGAGGGCGTCCGGAATATCCCCAACAGGCATGCCATCGGACATAACCCCTGGCAGTACATTTCTGGACTGTATAACTCCACCATGGTGAATAACACTTTCGGGAAGCATTTCCGCCCACAAATGATCATATACACAACGTGCAGCGAGCATGAAAGCGGTGTACAAATCCTTCTTCTGCTTTCCGTGCCCCTCTCCTTTGGGCACATCAAAGTGCTGCTTTCCGGTGGGGGTTTCACTCAACTCAATCATCTGCATCTGCTGCTTCATTATCTGAATCGTCTGCCAACCTTGTTCCTGGGCAGGGGTTGGATCTTCGTTCCGAGGGATGCTCGGAAAAAGCAGATCTCGATGCTCAAGCAGGCGTAAGGCAGCAAAATTAGACTCTGAAATGAAGTCAGTTCCAAAATTACACATCGTAAGAATGTGCCTTCCAGACTTAGCCTGGTGGACTTCATCATTGGGGTCCAGGATTGCTCCGGCTCGGTGAGCGCGATTGTTTTCAGCCAAGATGTCTTTGATAGCTAATCCGCCGCCCCCCGCATCCATGTATATTGATTGTACGTTAAAAGCATCACAGAGGTCTTCGATAAGTTCTGACATCTGAGGGAAAGGCATCTTTTGAATTTCGACAGCATGAACGATCTTAGAGGGTACACCTAGTTCTGCGACGCAGATAGCAAAAGAATCTTCGCTTCTAGCAGGATCTATACCTAAACAATAAGACTTTTCGTACTCTCCCGCAACCCGTGTAGAGAAGCCGGTGTTAGAACATGCCTCTAAAAGTGAAGCTTTGTAGAACGCATCTGTATCAGGAATGAATGCTGCCTCATACTCCATTCGGAACTCAAGACTAGACATTTCTCTCTGGGCAGCTTCGATAGATTTCTGATCCAAAAAACCGTCGGGTAGCAAATTATACGGAACTCGATATACCGCATATTTATCATTACCCTTTTCCATTTCGTCTTTGTAAGCACAATATAACTTGTACATGTGGTTAAACGTGAAGTAACCAGATGAGGTGATAATAATTTGGTTAGTAACTGTATCTTTGTCTATCTCTTCTTGGGTGATAAGTCCCTTAGATAACATCTCCTTCTGCCGGGCCAGTTTCCGAACATTCTCCATGGGCTCAGCTACAGTAGCTGCCATAGGACGGATGACCATATTGAAGATCTCTTCAGGAATGTGCGGGAATTCGTCGCAGAGGATGGTGTAGAAACGCGAACCTCTGATCTTGGTACCATCTCCGAGTGGGATGGCTTGAATCATGGAGGGGTTTTTAGTTCCAGTGGCCTTAAATTTGATATAGCAATTATCAGACTGGTTAGTGGGCTTACGTTCGCACGCGTCGCGCATAATCGGAGACCGCTGATAGATTCTACTACATTCGTCAAATACGAACTTACTCTGACGAAAAGTCGGCGCCAGAAGCCCCACTCGATGGCCTGGATATAACATAGCTTTCAGGCAAGCAAAGACCGCGTTGAGAAAAGTCTTACCAGAACCACGGCACATGATCGCAATAACATAGTCCCGAAACCACATAGACCTCAAGACTACCTTTTGAATTGGACTTAATTCTACTCTCAAAAGGTCGAAGGCTGCGATTTCAGGATATTGTCGATAGAACTCTAAGAGTTCTTCGGATCTATTTATAAAATCAGGATCATCAAGCAGGCTCTGCAAGTTTAGTATCCGTCCTTTTCCAGGACCTCCTTAAGTTGCCGATCGGCAGCTTCTTCTTCGGAGAGCAGGGCAGCAACGCGCTCTTCGTCCTTTCTCTTTTGCTCTAAATCATAGCGAACAATAAGATCAACGATGTTGATGTCCTGCGATGACCTAGCGTCTTTTCTGTCAACGCGTCGGTTGGATAGGTTTTCTTTAGAAGTCTGCTTTCTTTTATTAATTCGTTCTATTGCCTGTTGAATGTTTACGATAGCATCCGGGCTATCTTTAGCAGCTTTGAGCAGTCGTGTTTTCATGATATCAGCTTCCGCAATTTCAAAGATATCATCTATATCAGCTGCGGTGGGCTCTTCATTTTTGAAATCACCTAAGAACTGTTGTACTACCCCCACATACCGCTTATTCTCCGCGGCTGTTAGTACTCCCCGCTGAGGCATCAATTTACGTATACGATCAGGGTTAAGTTTGCGGCCTACTACAATGGCATCAACGTCAACTTCCTCGGCGTCGAAGGCATCTCCAACTACTTCTGGTACTATCGCAGGGTTCTTATCTTGGTACTGTAGCAGGTTTCTACGGCTATTTGGGTTATTCCATTTTTTAGACTTAGGATCTTTTTTTACTTTTTCGGCTAGAGCCTCCTTATCAACAGGAGGGGTATCTACAGGCTTATCTGGCATCCTATGTCCTTTTATGTACCACAAAAAGGGGACAACTGCAGCTCGCAGTCTCCTTGTAAAGAAGGAACCTAGTTAAAATGGTGTGGTATTTAATAGTCTTTTTTGTAATAACCGTTTAAAGTCTAGAAGATCAATCATTGCGTCTTCCGCTGCATAACAAGAAGTACTTTTATATAGATACGGTTCATCTGGTCTGAGCGCTGCCGTCTCAATATAGCGACGAATGTCGGTCAGTTCTTTCTCTGTGCGCACATCGCGCATAGCAATAAGTAAGGCATCTTCGTTATCTAGAAAAAAATCCTCTTGTTCCGGGTAGTTAGCTTTCAAGTCTTCAAAGCGTTGAACACATTTCTCATCTAAACCATACATAAGTTTGGTTTTAGAGATATTTTCGCGATGTTCCGAGGTGGGCTCATACTTCTTTGCACGCATACCCTCAGATATCTTCTGCTTTGCATCCTCAGAATGCTTAAACCCAGGGCGTCTTCCACTTCCGGTTTTTCCTACCATTGATAGATCCTATTAGATGTCTTGCACTTTGGTATTCTGTAGTACAGTCTTGCGTTCTAGTTGTTCCTCAGGATAAACCACCTCGTGGTCCGAGGAACCAAGAATTTGGGCAGTAATTCTGACTTTTACAAAATCAGGGCTGACCGAAGAGACTTTCCCTTCAAAGCCTTTAAACGGCCCGTCCTTGAGGATAACCGCATCCCCTCTTTTATACTTACTGGCCTTTAGCTCAGTGATAAGTTTTCCCTGGGCAGCTTCCATCCGCTTGATTTCATGTTCCGAAACGGCACCACAGTAGGTGGTAACCTGAGGATAGTGGCTAAGCTTGTGGAATACCTGAGGATGGTCGTGATATCGCAAGAAAAGATAACCTTCGTAAAGAGGCATATCCTTGATACGAGTCTTACCCCTCTTAGTTTGGTACTCCTTTTTAATAAATGGATAGAAAAACTTGTCTATTTCTGGGCAATTCTCCTTAATATACTCCACTACGTTGTCCAAGCGGTTGCGTTTAATTACCCAAGAATGCCACTGCTTGCCGTCAACCATTATACTTCTCCCTAAATCCAGTTCAATTATAACAGGTTTTTCTTAATTTAGCAAGCCTATTGGCCTTTTTTCTTTTCTCGTTCCTCCCGCATCTTCAGAACGTCGGAGGCGGTAGCAAATATTCCCGGCGCAAAATCTCTATCCTCCCCCCTTTTCTCTGCTTCAGGGTTAATAACCTTGGTAGATTTCTTACACACCACGCAGAACTTCATATATGTATATTCCGAACCATAGCTTTCGTGGCGGCACTCTACGCACTCCACAAGGACATCAGTACGGTTAGAACGCACAATACGCTTCTTAGGGAAAGTAAAGGGGAGGCGGTCTAAGATATGCTTATTCTTGTCATTATGGTCATGGATCATCTTCTTATACTTAGATGAACCCATTTCTTGTTCAAGAGGAGATTGTCGCTTTACAGTCCCAGGAGAAATAACTGTCCCCATATCACCAGGAGCCTGCTCCTTAGCCATACTCTTGGCAAGCCTTTTACTCTCACGTCTTACCGCATCCACATTTACTGTAGTTTTGGGTCTTTTGTTTTTAGCCATTATAATCCTTACACAATATTAACAGTGATACTCACTACTCCCTCAGGGGAGCGGAGAAACCCTGTCTTATTTAAGAGCTTCTGATAGTCATCTGAAGACGTAGCAGAGCCAGGACGTCCGTCCAGAGTTCCCAAAGCCCCTTGCCTGTCTGTGGTATTCAACGCATCGTCTGCAACAATACCCCGCATAGAGCTTTCCATGTTGAACGCTCGAACTGTGATAGTCATAGGCCCCAGTGCTTGGCTGGCTGGAATTTGATAGATAAATCTAAAATCAAACTGTATTGTAGAATCTTGATCTCTACGATCAAGAACTCTCCGGTCTACAGCTTGGCCATCAATTTCAAGAACAGCAGAATGAATGTCTCGCAAAGCTGAAGTAGGTGCTACAATTGTGATCTCTCCGCCCGGAGAAAACGTAGCACCCGGTGCAGGTGATGAAATTGTAGGAGAGGGGCTCAGTGCAGTAAAATTAGTGGCTTCAAGCACCGCTATTTGGCCTGCCTGTAAAGCTGCATTAACGGTGTCAGCGGTGCTTCTATCAGGAAGCTCAGGCCGGAGACCTCTAATATTTTGAACTATCTGTCCCTTTCTCTTGGGCATACCAAAAGGCTGCCCTTCGATAGGGGCCTTACCTCTAAATGCCCGGAAGACTTGGTTTCTGGTAGAACCGTACGCCTCTTCGCCTGTAGTATCTGTAAAATCAATCTCTCTGCCCCGGGGATTATCTCCAAAAGGAAACTGGGGACGTCGCTTAATGAAATCTACATCTGGATCACCGCGAGCCACGTTATCATCAGCCCACGAGTGTCCCAGGCCACTACCTTCGGTATCTACTTTGTCTCTGTGTTCCGACATATTCGAGTTCTCCCATTAGCTGGTCTAGCTTCCGATAATATTCTTCGAAGCCACCATTATTTTCAAGGACGAAATCGAAATCCTGATAATTATTCATTGCAGTTTCGCTAGAATGAGAAGCACCTACAGTAACTCCACTACCCTCACGAGTAATCTTAACTACTGTACCTCCCATCTTATGTATCCTGTCTGCCTCATTAGGGTAGCGTACGTCAGAGATCACAAAACAATCAAAACCCCGCGCTGCAAACTTAGGAATAGTAACGTTAAAAACAGCGTCTATCCAAACGTCGGGGTAGACTTTACGCAACTTTTCACCAACACCCTGCATAATCTCTCTTGGAGACATGTTATACCGCGGATCCACAGCTTCCTTAACTTCTTGAGAACCATAACATTGTTCCCAACTCAAATCAAAAACATCCATAGCTACTTGCTTTAACTTGTCCGCGAACGCTACTCTCTTTACCTTTCCAGGATAAAGCTTTTCGAGATATTCCGCTGCGGCATCTTTCCCCACCTGAGCAGTACAACCAAGTCCAATAATTTGCATGAAGTATCCTTTCCTAAATTCTAAACTTAGTATTTCGGACCGCCTTCTCTAGACGGGATAATCCTTCTTTAATTTTTATAACTTCCTTGGCCACTTCTTTTCCAGCCTTAACTACTTTCTTTACTCCTCTTTCAGAAGGCCGGGTGCCCGGAATAACCTCAATACTAATTACGGCCTCTGGGCAATCATCCCTATCCTGACAAGTGCATTTTCCTTGAAGGACTTCTGTCTGATAACAAAAACAAACTACTTGGCCTTTGTCATTAATATTAACTACTCCACGGAACTCCATTAAACAGATACCTCTGCAGGAATATGCGGGTGGGGATCGTACCCCACCAGTGTGAAATCCTCGTAAACAAAATCATTGATGTTCTTGACCTCTTCATTCAGTACCATTATCGGAAGCATTCGGGGGTCTCGCATCAACTGCTCAACGGCCTGTTTCTTGTGGTTGTTGTACAAGTGGACATCGCCAAATGAATGAACGAAATCTCCGAGTTGTAGATCACATACTTGGGCTACCATCATCGTCAACAGTGCATAGCTCGCAATGTTAAATGGCACACCTAAGAATACGTCTGCACTTCTTTGGTACATCTGACAAGAAAGCTTCCCATCGTTTACATAAAACTGAAACATACAATGGCAAGGAGGCAGAGCACAACCACCTACCTCTTTTGGATTCCAAGCCGTTACAATAAGTCTACGGGAGTCGGGATTGATTTTAATTTGCTCAATCACATCTCTCAATTGGTCGATTCCGGTGGTACCTGAATACCAATCAGAACCAAACTTTCTCCACTGGTGCCCGTACACAGGGCCTAAGTTTCCATTACGATCTGCCCACTCATCCCAGATACGTACACCGTTGTCCTGTAGATACTTGATGTTTGTGTCGCCGGAAATGAACCAAAGAAGTTCATGGACAATTGACTTGAGATGGAGTTTCTTCGTAGTAATCAGAGGAAACCCATCTTGAAGATTGAATCTCATTTGATGACCAAATACACTGGTGGTACCAGTTCCAGTCCTGTCGGACTTTTCGTCTCCGTAGAGACAAGCCTTAAGTAAATCTTGATACTGTTTCACAGCTGTTTCCTCATTGGTACGTGCGCGTCTAATTTTTGAAAGATGAAAGACAAGAAAGCTCCTGCTGACTCCGTAAGATCCCGTAGTATATCCTATCAGATCTATAATGGACCCCTCTTGATCATCCTTCTTAAGATAAGGTATATTTACCTGTAAGTCAAGCAAAAACTTACATGCGCACTACTTCTTTCCCAGATTTCTTTTCTTTAACTCTTCCCTAAAGTTTGGCATCATCTCCGCAGCCTTTTCATAAGTTATCAGACCTGCGAGGAACTGATTATATGGGTGCTGGAAATCAGGCAGGGTGCCACAGTTTGGGCAAGCATGCGCTCCATTACTACCAAAGTGACCCGAGGCTGCACCACGTGCCGTCCAAAGAAACTTTTTCATACAAACCTTATCCTCTTTATGAGGCTTCTTCTTAATGCCAAAGCATTGTACAATTCTTCGATCCATTGTTTACTTACTCCTTCCTGCCCGAGTACCGCGGCCAAATCCACTAGGAACCGTGCGTGATACAGCTCCACGCCAACTACCGCCCGGAAGCGGAGCATCCTGCTTGGCCTCGATTGCCTCTGACGGATGTCTGGTCGTGAATCGTGCCTGCGCTGTATCAGACAGCTCGATTGATTCAGCGTTGATATGGGCATTAGCTCGATCCAAATTCGTATCTTTTGGTCGTAGGAAGAATCCCATGGTTTTTCCTCCTTATAGATTTCTTTGCTTAGGATGACCCGTCGGTCATTCCTACCTCCGATCGTCGCTTACAGGACGATCTGAGGCTTCTCAGTCCCCTTTCTTGATAAAGGGGGGAAGCGGTTTGCTGTCTGCACCCTTTAAAATTGGGGCGGACTCTGGATGATAGAATCTTTTCATTTCTACCATAACTAATCCTTCAACAATCTTCATAGCCATTTCGGGATCTGGTGCTGTGGCTACCCACTGATCCTCAGTAAGCTCATTAGATAGAAAGATTCCAAAACCTCCCGCAGATTGAGTAATACTGTAATTGCCAACTGAAAGAGTAGGTCCATTACTTTCAGTCATCATCTATCTCCTCCACCACAATCTCATCACCTTGTTTACCTTGCCTAAGTACCTCTTCGCTCAACTTGTGGCCTTCAGGTAATTGGAACTCAGGTCTAAACTCTTGTTTTACAATACCATGATGTGCACCACACTGAAAATGTGTGTTAGGGTCTTTACCCCCGTCGGGGTCTACTGCCATCCTAGGTTCGCCTTCGTGACCTAAACTACAGGGCCTGTTTGTTTCGGGATCTACCCAATCACAAACTACTACCCACACCCCATCGACTTGTTGTGTACTCATTTGTCTAGCTCCCCAAAATGTATTATCATTTCTGCTGCATCACAATGACATGTCGAACCACATCTCGGACACGGCCTCTCTGCACTATGAAAATCTATAAATTTTTCTGACCATACTGTAATTAATTTTCCACCATTACGCGTAAAGTATTTGAAGGCACTATTATTAGGACTCTGCATCCAAATGTGGGCCAATCCCGCGCGCGCTCCCATTTTTTTCGCAACATCAATAGATGTTTGTAATAGGAAAGATCCTATTCCAGAACCTCTATATTCTGAATCAACTGCTGCGGTATGAAAGTAACAAATCTTTGTTGGATCTACTCCCCAATCGTCTGGGGAACAGGTCTTCCCTATTTCCCACTGCCCTGGGGCAGAGGTTATTCTCAAACCTACAAGTTTCTTTTTTGGAATATCGTAAAGTACATAACTGCAGGAAAGTTCTCCAATAGTGCCTTGGTCCACTTCTTCTTGTAGTTCCTCGTGAGTATAGAAATTATCCCCATGAACTTTGTAACACAACTCTAAAGCAGGCTCGAAGTGTTCTTCAGTAAGTTTACACAATTTGAATGCGGTATCCATACTTAACTCCATAACATGTGTTTTAGTAATTCAAGACACTCATCTATACCATTTAATTCTTCTTCAATTTCATCCAGAGCAGCCAGGGTTTCTGACTCATATGCACCACCCAACTGTTTACCTCGGTTAATTATCCTGGAAACCTCTGAGCGTAAGAATTCGATACGCTTTACATACATATACTGCGCAGCCAACACGTTTTCTTTATTAACTAGAGACATCTATGCCCCCTTTGTCATTCCGCTTTGTCCAAGATCCTCGTGAAACGAGGAATCTTCAGCGATATGGGTATGGAGTTCTTCGTGAATGTGTTCTATAAGTTCTTCCAATTGTTTCTTTTTCTTACGTTGTCCCCACGTAGTGTGGGCTAATACAATCATGATAGCCCACTGGATGAGATCATGAAAGGTTACATACGCAAACCAAACTTCACTAAGAACGGGGTATTGTAGAATCCATTCCAACATTAGAAAATTTCTCATATAAAGTCTTAGCTACTTGACGTCGGGTCACTCCCCACGTTTCTATCTTCCCACACAGAGGACACTTAAACTGAGTAAACTCTGCAGTATCTATCTCCGGATAGATTTTAAACCCTTCCCGGATATTTCCCTTCTCATCTATGGACTTAAAGAAACAAGCAGGGTCATCACAGACGATTGTTTTCCAAGGCTCGTGCATTTACTCTCCTAGAAGTCCTGGTGCCCTTTCGACACCAGGACCAATTGCTATCTTACAATGCGTCCCCGTTCACGTTCGTAACGAGGGTGATATGCAGTACCGCAACTGGCACAAAACTTGGCCATGCCATGTCTCTTTGCCCCACAGTTGGGACAGAACTTGATGCGCTTCTTTGGCTGATGAGAAGGGTTAGGATGGTCCTCCCAATCCATTTCGCTTCGATCAATTCCACGAATACGAAGTTCTAGAGTTACGGGATAGGTTTCGGTTTGGAAATCAGATCCATACACGAAGCTCTGTCCGGAATGTCCACCTTCTACAGTAGCTCCCGCGTTCTCAGGAATGTAGGAGTCATGTACAATGTTGTTGGACACATAGTTTACAGAACAATTAGTTGTTCCGCCACCACCTCCGGTGAAAGTCTGATCACCATCACCAAGGGTTGTGCTTTGGTTGTATACCCAATTAGGACCACTGTTCGTTACCTTCATAACATACGGTGGATAATAAGGTCGAATCTCGCTGTAAAATTCTACCTTGATAATACCATTGTTGCTATCTGTAGGATCATTAACCTTTCCATCACTAAGAGGAACAAACTTGAATTTATTTCCCCTGGTCATAGACTCATCTACAAATCTTTCCAGATCCATAATCGCATTCGGTTGAAGAATGAAATCACCTAGGTTAGAAACCTGTCGACCATCAATCCATACACGAACTTTTGCTCTTACATTATTCTTGTTCTTAAGTCGCACCTTATATTCGCTGTGAAATGGTAGATGTATTTTTCCACCAATCTCCCTTACAGGAGCACCTTTGTGCAGCACGCACAGCACGAACTGCGAATCATAAACCATCATATTTCCTCCCTTACATACGGGACGCCTACAAGAACCCGCTATTATTTGAGTAGGCATTTTGGTATCGGGGATTATATTTAGGACTGGAACCTTCTCCCTGAAAAGATCCCAGGGTCCTGTCCCTCAATCATTAACTTTGCTGTTAATCTTCCCATAGCGAAGGTATACCCTAATCCAGTTCCTGTAAATCCTCCACTATAAAAAATACGGGGATCTTCTGGTAAAGAGCCTGTCATGGGGTATCCATCCTTACTAAAACCCATAACGCCAGACCAGCGATAATCAATTCGTTTCCCGCGTAAAGTGGGAAAATGTTCATTAAGGAAACCTTCAAGTTTCTCGTGAATAGTAGGATTGATTTCATCTGAATAACCAACCTCCTTTTCTATATCGGCATTTCGGAAACCACCAATAAGCACGCGGCCATCTACAAGTTGCCGAAAGTAATCTAATACAAAGCTGCAGTAGGACGGTTGTAGAAACTGAGCAACAGGCTCTGTAACAATAATCTGTCCTCGCATGGGACTAATCTTATCCTTGAACCATGAAAAGAGTTGATCAGACCACGCATTAGTACACAGGACTACTGCGTTGGTTTGAAAGTCTAGGACGTTGGTTTTAACGATAATCAAATCACCAGAGGTGTCAATCTCAAAGACTTCCTGATTCTCAAAGATCGGAGTTTTATCCCGAAGTAAATTGAGATATTTCATAGGATGAATCTCACCATCGTCTTTGTAATAAGCTCCTCCGTGAAAACCTTCTGCCCCTTCAAAAGCACGGTCTCTCCACTCTACATTCGCGCCCTTGTTGCCAAGTGCGTCTACGGTAGACTTAATGACTTCAATCTCATGCTCGGATGCTGCGAGAGTCCAACTCCCAAGGCTCCGATACTCACATTTTTCTTCTAAATGTTTTTTACCAAATTCCTCTATCATCAGATTATGATTGTATTCACTAAACTTCCAAACTTCTTCTGCCTTGCTTTCCCCATATTGATCTATCATATCAGAAAAGTGTTCGGTAGAACCACAGGTAATAAAACCCGCGTTTCTTCCTGATGCTCCGCTTCCTACAGGGCCTTTGTCCACAACCGCTATACTCCAAGTGGGCTCTAGTTTACGAATCCAGTAAGCGGTAGAAAGTCCAGCAAGACCCGCGCCAATAATTACTATATCAACTGTTGTTTTAGACCGCGCTTGTGCGGTATCCTGCCAATAAGAAACGGACATACTTAATCCTTTTAGTTATATGAACTTGATTCTGATTCCCAAGATCAACCCTAACCAACGTCGCAAATCTTCCAT